CGACGGCACAGGTTCCTTCCGTTTATGGTTGGACGGCACACACAAATTTGAGGCAACACACAGCATCACCACAGCAGTAGAACTTTATTTTGGAAACAGAAGAGCAGGTGAAGGAAGCAATTCAGGAACCAATACCATAGATGAGATAAGAGTATCTTCAACCACAAGATACACACACAGTTCAAGCAATATAACGGTGCCAACTGAGGCATTTACAAATGATGATGACACTGTGGCATTGTTCCATTGTGAGTCGACTACTCAGACAGACGACAATTCATAAATAAAGAAAAGGAGATAATATATGGCATGGCCAAATGCTTCAAAGGCAAGTACAGCAAACGTTGATGCAGGAACGGATTCCGTTTCTAATGCACGTGCAGACATCAAACAGAACATAGACAATGTCAATCAAATAATTGACGAATTTCCAAGCGGACCATACGGAAGCGTGGGCGAATATTCTCAACAACAATATTTTGATATGGTATCCTTGAACCAAACATCCGACAGTTCGGGTGTTGTTGAATGGGCCCTTAATGGTTCACAGGTGGCACAAATCACATTGACGGCAAACACCACACTGGCAAATCCTACACAACAACAAGCGGGGGCAACATATGTGCTGATTGTAAAACAGGACGGCACAGGTAACAGGACTATGGCCTTTAGTTCAACATATAAATTTCCATCAGGATCAGCGCCAACACTTTCAACAGGTGCAAATGCTGTGGATGTTTTTTGTTTTGTATCTGACGGCACTAACCTATACGGAAATGCCATGTTGGATATGTCATAATGCCATTCACATCACCTTTATTATCAGTAGCGGCAAGTCAGTTCGATTGTTTGGTTGAAATGACTACCGGATATACTACAAGTGCAGGCAGTTCAGCTCAGTTCCTAAGATACAACAGTGGTGCTTTCAATGTGCTCAGTGATCCAAAAAACATTGTTAATCAAATTAGAAACACATCAGTTCAGGATAGTATTCAATTGAATAGTGCGGGCGGTTCCACAATAAAAATGACAGTGGTATCTAATTTCACTTATACCAGTTCACCCAGCAACACCAGTGACCAAGCGGGTTTCGACGAGGTCAGTATCACTGGTGATGGTACCTATATTAATTTTGGAAGTTTACCTCAATATAAAACTTACACAGGTGGTTCGCCACAAACCATCAAGGATCAGACTTTAAGTATGGGTGCGGCAACACCAGGAATAACATTTTCAATCTACAAAGCAGGCGCAGGTGGAACATTCACAGCATCAGGCAGACTGTTGATAGGTTTTAACAAAACATAATAAATAAAAGAAGTTATATAACTTACAATCAAGGAGAAAAAAATGAGTGTATCTAATAATATTGAAACAAAACTACTCGACCACTTATTAAGAGGTACTACTGCCGCTTATACTCCTAAGTCAGATCTATATCTTGCACTCTTTACGTCAGACGACAGTACTGGTGCAACACTAGAGAACTTGGAGCAAGGCATCATTACCAATGAAGTATCGGGCAACGGTTACACAAGACAAGCAATTACATTTGGCGCGGCGTCAAATGGATCATCAACAGGACCTAATGGTGGTTCTGTGACGTTTACAGCATCAGGCGGTTCATTCGGAACTGTGACACACATAGCAATATGTGATAATGCCAATGGTGAAGAAGATTCATCAGGTATTGATGGCGTACTTCTTGCAGGTGCATTGACAACTGCAAAAACAGTTGACGACGGCGATTCATTACAATTTGCGGCGGATTCAATCACTGTAACGATGTCATAAACTGAGGTTAGACGATGGCAGACATCCTGTACGTCCAATCCAGTTATGTTGCACAAGGTTATGTCACACAGACTCTCGATGCAGGGTCGGTCACAATTACCGGTGCGACAACAACATCGTCATCTGCTGGACGTGTACATCCTGCCACAGCAACAATCAACACCACACTAGGTAACAGCGAACGTTCATGGGACGAGATGGGCACATGGTACGTGCCTATACAAGAAGTCTGGGACGGTTTTCAGATTACAGATCCTCAAGTATTTGTAGGTGCAAACATTGGCACCATTGCCAACACAACCACAATCACAAGTTCAGCAACTAAACAGGCAAACGTATCTGCTGTAACCATATCTGGTGCGGCAACATTCACAGTTTCAGCAACAGCACAGAGACCTGGTGACAACACAATACCAGGCAGTACGATATCCGTTACATCAGCGGCAACTGTCCAAAGACAAGGTAGCAGTAGCAGTGCAACCACAACCACAGTAACAAGTTCTGCAATCACAGGTTCAATTGCAGATGCAATATCCATTGCCATAGCAACAACAACCTCAGCGACAGGAAATAGGATTGCACCTCCTGAATCCAATATCACAGTTGGCACAAGTGTAACCACAAGTGCAGGTGTCACATTCAATCTAAGTGCAAATATTCCAATTAATATTGCGACCACAGTAACTACAGATGCACAAGAAGGTCTATTGATAGATCCAATTACTATTACAGCACCAACAGTAACCACTGTAAATGCAACAATTAGAAACAGTGCAGAGGCATCATTGGCAAGTCAATATGCCGTAGATGCAAATGGAATTATTGTAAAAGTTGCCACAGCGACCATAACTGGTTCAACAGTTACAGTATCAACAGCAACGGAATTTGCCATAGATCCATTTAGGACACTCAAGGTACAACCGGAGTCGCGTATAAATATCATACAAAGAGAAACACGAACGAAAATTATCGATTCTGAAACAAGAACTTTACAGGTGCAACACCTAACATTGGTAGACGACCCAGGATTGATAGATAGGAGATCAGGATAATGGCAACACTCACAGGATACAAACAGGACAGGGTAGGAGCGTTCATAGAGAAGGATCCTTTTGCAATATTAGATTACAGTTTAGATTTCAGCAATTGGATGCCATCTGGAGACAGTGTTGCGAGTGCAACAATCACTGTGCAAACAATATCAGGAGATGCATCTCCATTAGCAAAAGATTCACAAGCAATAAACAGCGATGTGGTGACTGCAACTTTGAGTGCAGGCACGGCAGGCAACGTGTACAATGTAGAATACAAAATCGTTACCTCTAACGCATTGCAAGACAGTAGAAACATTAGAATTAAAGTGGTAGAAAGACAAGCATAATGAAAAAGATAGACAAAGAACAAGTTTATAGATTGGCGTGTATTCAGTGTACACACGAAGAGATCGCCCATGTGGTTGACTGTTCTATCACACATTTAAGAAAACATTTTGGAAAAATAATCGAAAAAGGCAAAGACGCTGGTAAGAAAAGTTTAAGGAGAGCACAGTGGGATAAAGCAATCAACGGTGATACGAGAATGCAAATATTCCTAGGCAAACAATATCTTGGTCAGAAAGATATACCTGAAGACAAATCAAACCAAACACCTTTACCTTGGAGCGACGAATAGGAGATTTGGAGATGCCCTTGTCAACAGCACAAAAAACAATCTGTGATTCAGAATCAAGATTTAGAGTTGCTGTGACGGGGCGTCGTTGAATACGCTTTGGAAAAACTTATTGTGCTATGAGAGAACTTGCTAAACACGCCGCAAAACAAAATCAAGAAGTGCTATACGTAGCACCTAGTTATAGAATGGCGAAATCGATTGCTTGGGAAAAATTAAAAGCAAAATTAAAAGAACTGCGTTGGGTGTCACAAACCAATGAAGCAGAACTTACAATAAAATTAAAGTCCGGATCTAAAATTTATTTAAAAGGTGCAGAAAACAAGGATGCACTGAGAGGAAATTCTTACCACCTAATAATCTTAGATGAGTACCAAGACTTGGATCCAGAACTTTGGACTGCTGTGTTGAGACCATCTTTATCTGACACAAAAGGTAAAGCAATGTTTATAGGCACACCAAGGGGTGTAGGATCATTCAGTCACGAGATGTACACAATGGCAAAAGACACAAAAGATTGGTCGGCATTTACATACACAACAATCGACGGCGGACAAGTTGATGAAAAAGAAATTGAAGAAGCAAAAAGAGATCTTGATGAAAGAACTTTCAAACAGGAATATCTTGCAACGTTCAACACATATGCAGGCACAGTTCATTACAATTT